ATTTTAATTCCAGATTTAGTTTCACCATCTGCAAATGCATATTGACTAGCTTTTACTCTACCAATTTGACCTTCATAGTGTCCTTTTGACTCATCATCTTTATCAATCATAAATCCTTCAAAACCTGCAATTGGTTCAGTTTCTACATTTAAAATTAAATGATAAGCATTATCAAGAAATCTAAAATCTTCTAATACAAGACTATTAATTTTTAATAAATGATTGCCTGGAGCAATTGTTTTTACTCCTCCTGAGCCTGTGCCCAAGTCTGTTGTACTTAATCCCATTTTTTTTGTTTTTATTTTTTATTAAATTATTATTGATAAACAATATCCTATTACAATAATAGATACTATAACTGAAATTACTTGTGCTGTTGAATCAACACCATCTGGTTTTTTTTCTTCTTGGTTCATTTTATTTTTTTTTTATTTATTACACATATATTTTATCCCAGTGAAAAATAATTTCACCTTTGTCATTCATTTCAGAAACTACTATTTCTTCATTTCTTAGGTGTTCTGGTCGTGCACCACAAGTTACTTCTTCACTAGTTTTAAAAGATAAAATTGTTTTATCACCTTTTCTAAACATATATCCTATTGCATCAGCATTAGCACATATTAAGGATTTAATTTTACCAGTTAAATCTATGTTAGCAGCCATTACCATTTCTCCTTTATCATCTACCTGTTTGTCTTTAATATGACCAGATAAAATAATATGGGGTGCTAAGGTATCAATAAAATCTAAAACTTGAAAAAAAGCTTGTCTTAAATATAAATATCCTGCACCATTAGGTAATGATAATACATTGTCTCCATCATAGTTTTTACCCATAGATGTTTCTTTGTATAACTTTATTGCCAAAGGCATTACCATATCTTCTAAAGCTGTTACAGTATCTATAGTAACATATTTATATGGATTATTTGCTTCTTTGATTGCTTTACCAGCATCTAGAAGTTCTTTTAGACTTGAAATTTTAATTTTCATAGCCTCTACATAATCAGAACCATTTTCTAAATCCATTAATAAATTACCTTCTAGACCAGAAAAAGCAGTTGTTTTTCCTGTTTTAGGTTTAGAATAAATAATTAATCTTTTAGGATTAAATCTTGTTGGTTTTTCTTTTGTTGTTGGAAGTATTATACTCATTGTTTTTCAATTAAATTATTTAACCATAACTTATTACTAACTGGTTTTTTCCACATAATAGCAGCAAAGTCAGTAATAGACATTTCAGATAGTAAAGCATCTTCACCTATTAAAACATCATCAAGTGTAACTTCTTTCTTTGAAAAATTTTCTTCAAAATCTGGAAATATACTTAATGTTGTTTGTAATTTAGGAATAGATTCTTCTTTTTGACTTTCTTGTTCTTTTCTTTTTTCAAATAAACTATAAGTAATTTCATTTCCATCAGCAAGAACAACATTCAATTCAGATAAAGGAATTATATATGCTTGATAAGCTTCTCCTTTAGAATTACTACCTTCTTTTATTTCATATTCTTCTGAAAAATAAGGATTATATTTAAATTTAAATAAATCTCTGCTAGAGTTAGCAGGTATAAGATCCATATCTTTTCCCTGGTTGTCTCTTACAACTTCAATAAATTCTATAAAAATATCTTCTCCTCTTCTCAATTCACTTTCAAATAGTTGTATTTGTTTTCCATATTTTCCTTTTTGGAAAAATGCAGTTTTTACAACAAAGAAAGGATCATTTATTTTGAGTTTGTTAAACCTATCAAGATGATAAGCAAATAACTCTCTCTCTTTTTCTTTTCTATTAAACATATATTATTTTTAAATTGTTACTTTTTTTGTAGCTTGAGCAGGTGTTGCTATTTCTACAATTCTCATGTTAGTTCTATCAAGTTTAAAAAAACTTAATCTTGTAGTACCATTTCTAGACTTAAGAAAGTGAAATACTAATGTATCTTCATCAGCTATAATAAACCTCTCGGGACCATATTGTCTTATTTTTCTTATAGAAGGTTTATTTATTCCAAGAACTACATCGGCATGTTGTAGTAAAGCATCTGCACCAAACAAATCAGAATCTAATACATAATTTCCATATTCACCATCACGGGCTCTATCAGCATTATCAATATTTCTATTTAACTGACTAAGAACAACAAAAGCAATTGGATATTTTTTCTTCATCATAGTTAGGCCTTCACCTAATGCATATAACATTTCAAATTTATCTTTTTGACCTTTGCCAACTCTAAATAAAGCAGAATGATCTATAGACACAAGCATATTAGGATATGTACCATCTTCTGTTTTGTATTTTTCCATTTCATAATGAATGGTAGCACACATTTCATCAACTGTACAAGCATCATAAACTACATTTATAAAATCCTTATCTTCATATTTGTGATAATAATCAACACATTTTTGATAAATTGCTTTATCTACTGGTGAACCTTTACTCATTAATGTATTATAATCATACCCTGTATTCAGACTTAATTTTCTTATACCATTGGTTTCATCCAACATTTCAAACTGAAACTTTAAAACTCTAAATTCTTGGTCAGCATTGTTATCTATAACATCACTAATTAACTGTTCCATAAATAAAGTTTTACCTGTTCCAGGTCTAGCACCAACTACGGTGATAGTTCTCCATTCTAATCCATCACAAAAAGCATCATTAAATTTTGGCCATGCACTCTTAAGTGATTTAATATCACCATTTCTTCTTGCTTTCATTTTCAGAATAGCCTTTTTTAAAGAGTCTCTTTCACTTACAGGCACCAAAGGCCTTGCACCATTAAATAATTCTGCCATCTTAATCTAGATTAGGTTTAATTTGAATTTTTGCTATATTATATAGCGAATGCATAACTGTAATAATTAACTCTATAAAAATATAGTTAAGTACACTTATATTAATAACTAATAAATCAATCAACATAAAAGCAATCACACTCCCCATTATAGCAATCATAAATAACTTTGTTCTTTTACTCATACTATTCTTTCTTTAAAATATACTTGTTCCTCATCAGAACCGTTTATTATTATATCACAATAATTTGCTAAATCAGACTCATATGTTTTATCAATTCCTTGTTTTCTTATAAAATATTGTGCAGTTCTCATAAATTCAAAATTTCTTATGCTAAATTCATCAACATATTTTTCTGTAGCTGCAATAACAATATTCCAATCATAATTGTAATTTTCAAAGAACCATCTAAAAGCAACTTCAAGGTTTTTTGGATTAACTCTTGCATATTTGCCTGAAGATAGTTTTTTATTAGGAAATATTTCAACATATTCCTTTATTTTATCTAAAAAATCAACTCCCAATAAAGTTTGTGACGTTTTCTTTTTGCTACTTTTAAAGTAACTATTTATTTCTGTAACAAATATAATACTTTTATTTGTTAAAGTCAAATTTTTATTTAACCAATTATCATTTATTAATTTTTTTGTTTCTAATTCTCCATTAATATAAGAATTTGGTATAATATTTTCTTTTATACAATTTAAAACATAAAAAGAATTAGGTGTTATTTTATTTTCTGCTAGTTTGATAAATATTTCTGTCATTGTTAAATTATATTTTTATATTTATTTTTTGTAAATCTATTTTTTTTATTATATTTGTTAAAAATTAATATTATGCCACAAAAATTTACAGAAATTGCAGATGATGCTCTTATTAGTATTAAAGTTAATAAATCTTTTTATTTTATGGTAAAAAATTTAAGTTATACTTTGTATAAATTACTTACTCCTGAAGACAATGTTCTTTTTGCTAAAATAATGGATGATAATAAAAATAAAATTAACAATTTTCCTGATTATAATTCAATGAATGAAAATCAAAAAAACTTTTATACAACTGTTTTATTATTAGCTGAAATTGAAACTCAAGCTAAAGCTAATGATTTTATTAAAGAAACAGAAGTTTTAATGCCTGAAGATGAAGGTTTTAATCCAGATGCAATTAAAGAAAAATTAGATATACCAGAAGATCTTAAGTAAGATTCATATTATATATTTTTCCAATTTCTATACAAGCTTGTATAGTTAACATTATCTCATCTTTGGAACAATCTGCAAAAGATTTACATACTGTTTCTTCACCTGTACTATAACATAGTCCTGATTGTTCTTTTACTAAAGTTTTCATTTCTTCAAATGTATAACCAGATTCTTTAGCTAATTCTCTTATACATGCATATACTTTTGCAAGTTGTGCAACACTTTTATTACTTGTTGCTAAACCTATAAATATTTCTATTTCCTGACCTTCAGGAAGTTTTTCTAAAAATAATTTATAATTTAATTTTGATTTATCATCTAGATAAACTAACTTTCCACTTTCTTTTATTAATTTTGATGTAAACATAGTTGTTTTTTTTATTAAATATAGTGATTATATGTCAATTGTAAAGCAGCCAAGTGCTAAAAAAAGTAATACTAATATAATATTAGATTACTTAGAAAAATTTCCTAATGCTCCTTCCAGAACTCTTGCTAAAAAAATCTATAATGAAAATTCTGCATTTTTTACAGATGCTGAAAATGTATATTTTAGAGTTAGATATTATAGAGGACAAAGTGGAAGTACAAATAGAGATAAATTAAAAAATACTAAATTTCAAAAAGAACTTAAAGTTAAAGTTATGATACAAAAATTACAATTACCTGAATCACATACAAAAACAAGAAATTCATTTACATTTCCTACAGGATGTAAAAAACTAGGAGTATTTGGAGATGTCCATATTCCTTACCATGATAACACTGCTTTAGAAGTAATGTTTAAAAAGTTTGAAGAAGAAAAAGTAGACTCTATATTTATTAATGGAGACTTATTAGACTTTTACCAACTGTCTTTTCATGAAAAAGATCCTAGACAAGTTCATTTTAAGGGTGAGATAGAAGCAGGAAAAGAATTTCTTGCATATATTAGAAATAGATTCCCGGATATTCCTATTTACTACATTACAGGTAACCATGAAAATAGATTTGAAAGATACTTAAGAATAAAAGCATCTGAACTATTAGACATAGATGAATGTAGACTAGATGTAATACTACATGTTGCAGAATACAAAATAGAATATTTACCATTTAGAAGTAAAGTTGTATTTGGTGACTATACTATTGAGCACGGTGATAAAATACCAGGTGCTGGTGGTGTAGTACCTGCTAGAACACTTCTAATGAGACTTAAGTCTAATTCCATAGTAAATCACTTCCATAAGTCTAGTGAAAGCTCACAAAGAATATATGGTGTAGGAGAACCTACAAACATTAGAGCCTATAGTTTAGGTTGTATGTGTGACTTAGCTCCAGAATACATGGAAATCAATGAATGGAATCATGGTTTCTGTATAATGACCAAAATAAAAGACAAAGTATCAGTATCTAATTATAAAATAGAAGGTAATACAATAATTTAATGTTTCTACCAATAACTCTTAAAGATAAAGAAGGTTCTTATATTGAGCACTTAAATGTGACTCACATAACTAGAACTGCATTTATTAATGTTATGAACCCAGATGCGGGAACTAAAATATATTTAAGAACCGGAGAAGTATTATCTACTATGGTTCCTATGGATATATTACAACAAGAAATTGATGAGTGTTGGAAATCAGCTTCTGCAATGATCATATTTAACATCATTGCAGAAAAAACAAGAGTTCTCTCTGCAAGTGAGGAACCTGATATTATTGATGATTATACTGAGAAATCTTCTTCAACTCAATAATACTTTCTTTTGTAGGAAATAAGGCTGCTGGCCAATCCCAATTTTTAACTTTCCAGTTACCATCTTTAGTTTCATCACTGTCTGTAGAAACTAAATGTAATCCAGGCATTATTAATAATTCATAATAATAATATTCTCTTTCATTATCACTTTCTTTAGTAGTAACTACTATTTTATCAAAGTTTAATTCTTTTAAGTCATTTTCTGTCATGTTATTTACTATTTAATTTTTTAGACTTTACTTTAGCTGGTTTATCATACTTATCTAAACATGCATTACATACCCATACTCCAATTTCCTTCATGTCACTAATATTCTTAATAATATGACAATTATAACAAGGTTTTTCTTTCATTTTCTAGTTCTTTAGTAATTTGTTTTGCTAAGTGCTTTGAGCATTTGTATACAGTCATAATATGTTTTTCAACCTCTTGTTCTGTAATATCAGCTATGTTATTTATATTTATTCTATCTACTATATATTTTTTTAATATTTTAGACATAATTAATATTTGTTAGAGCTTTTTGAAACAATGTTGTATTTAATATTTTAGAAGCATAATCTGGAACAAGATTCATATAAACTTTACTTCCTTGACTAAATGTTCCATGTTCTTTAATTCTTTTGTTTCTTAAAGACTCTAAAGATAGATATCCAAGATAAAAATTATCTTTATCTTCTGACTTAATCATTTCATTAAGATTTTTAATATCATCATTTTCCATATAACCCATTTCTTTAAGTAAATGCATTTCTGCCATAAATATAAATGGTCTATATGCTCCAGCATTTACACCTTTATGATACATGTACCATAAATAATTTAATGATTGATTAGAACCTGTAGTATCATTATCTTGTGAAGTTATATTATAATGTTCTTCTATAATACTATGTAAAAACTTTTTAAATTTTTTAGTAAGTACAATATCATTTGTTACTATTTTTTCCATTTAGTCTTCTAAATTTAAATTATGTTCATTTAATATTTCTCTTATGGCTTCTCTTATCTTATCAGCCATATCTCTTTCAACTTCTGTAGCTTCTCTTTTTTCAAAAACAGCATACTTTGTTGTGCTCCTAAGTAATTGGTCTAATTCCCACATAGCATTTTTCCATTTATATCCATCTAATGCTGTTCTAACATCACTTTGTTCTTCTACAGAGTCAAACTCCAGTATTATTTTTCCCATCTTTTCTATATTCTATTTCTTTATTCATTAATTCAAGATGCCAATCATCACCACCATAGTCAAGTACTGCTTTTAAGTAGTCATCATCCATGTCAGCAATAGCTATCCAAGTAAGTGGGTCTTTACCATCCTTACCTCTGCTACCTCTCGTTGCATGTTTTCTTACAACTTCAAAGTCATCATCTGCATAGACATAGTGAGTTTCAATCTTGTCCATATCCATTGCACCATATCTACCATACTCATTACCACCATCTACCATAGCATCATTTGGGCAACCACAAGTTACATAGTCATGAACTGTTCTGCTTACTAACACCTCATTACACTCAAGGCATTTTACTGAGTTGTATACTATCTGTCTCATTGTTCTTGTTGTTTAAAGGTTTCATTGTAGTATTGTTTATCTTTTGACTCTCCGGCTAAATAAGCACTTTCCATTTGCTCTTTCTCCATTCCTAATGCTTTATCCCAACAATCACTGTTGTAATTAAATTCTTCTTCACTATATGGTTCTGAGTTTAAGTTTTCTAATAACCATGCTACTGCTGTTTGTTTCATATCATTTCTATTTAATTAATGTGGTAACTTTTACCACTTATCCTTTATCAAACTGTCCCAAATATTAGCTAAATTTGGGACAAATAGTTGTTAATAGCTAACA